CGACCTCACGACGAACGGCGGGCCTCACCACTTTCGTTTGAGCACGTCCTGCAGCATCGAGCGGTCCAGCGTCAGGTCAGCGACCAGCCGCTTGAGCTTGCTGTTCTCGACCTCCAGCTGCTTCAGCCGACGGATCTCCGGCACGCCCATCCCGACGAACTGCTTCTTCCAGCGATAGAACGTCGGCTCGGACACGCCCATCTTCCGGCAGACTTCGTCCACCGTCGCGCCGTTCTCCGCCTGCCGTAGGGCAAAGGCGATCTGCTCGTTCGTGAAGCGTTTGCGAGGCATGGCATCCACCCTCCTTCAGGTTTCAGGATGCCCGAAAAACTTGCGCTCGGCCTGGACCAGTTTGCTGGGTCAGGGTCACGTTCTGCGATCAGTTCGGCAACGAGGCGCACCGGCTGGGTTGGACCGCCCCCGAGCTTTTCGCTGTCCATCCGCAGCACGGTACGACCCGGCTCGATCTCTGCGGCGTGCTTATGCTCGGCGGGGAGGCGGCGCGAGGCGTTGAGGCCAATCGGGTCGTCTTCGAGCGAACCTCCGGCTATCGGAATGGGGCCGGGCAACTTTGGGGCGTGCCCGTCTGGGAATTCGCGAAGGGTGCGGGGCGGAAGGGGTAACTGCGGGTCAACCAATGCCAGCCATGATGCGGCATGGGTCGCGTCGTGTACCGGCCTGTTGTCCTCCCGAGGGACGCGCCGGCCCGGTCCTTCATCCCCTCAAGAGCCGGATTGGGTCGGCGTCTCATCAACGCCCTCGTGCCTATCAAAAGCTAGCATCTACCCACTGAGGTCTGAACCCCATAGGCTCAGGCAACTTCGGATGGTGCTATGATAGGGTTGCTCGCTTTCTCTCTTCTACTCGTTGTGCTCATCGCGATCCCGGTGGGTATCATGCGTCGCAAAGCGACCGAGCGTGGAATGCTCGCCGAAGGCCGCCGGATTGCTGATAAATTGCAAGCGGAAGGCGCTTATCAGCGCGCGGCTGGGGTCGGACCTGAGGTCGAAGCTCAGCGCCTAATCGACTCAATCATTGCACCAAAATTTGGAGGTACGGGGGCCCAGCTATTGCGGGCTGCGCCCGTCCGCCAGGCGGTTTTCGATGCGGTGATGGAGGGGTTCGCGCCGCCTGGCACAATCCGAGCTACCGAGGACTGGGCTCGTGATCCTACTGTGCCGCGACGCGGAGATCATTCCTCTACCGTCATCGTGGCACGCCCCACTCACAATGGGCTCGCCTACGATCTGCACTCCGGCAACGAGGTGGTCTACCGACGCGATGGTGAAGCCTTCACGTGGCGATCTGAGGCAGCGTTTCAGACCTGGGCAGACGGCGGCGTAAGGCAGAGTTAACAAAACCTGCCGCCAGCTATGTGGCCCTCCAAAGAACGTCGGAGCTGCAGTTTTTCGTCTAGGAGTGACACCGGTGGACGCAGTGACAGCTTCCGAATTCGCCGCACTCGTTCGGGGCGGCCTGCTGGCGGCAGATAAGACCTATCGCGATTGGACAGGCGGTTGGGGTTTAGCTGACAATGGCGTTGAAGGCTTCGTAACGACCTGGATTGCAAATCACATCGTTGAAGAGGTTCGCCGAAGACAAGGCCCGCAGGGCGCTTATGTAGCCTTAGAACTTCGGCTCAACGACCTGCTCTACGATCTCTCTCCGAGTGATCGGCGCGATCATTTCGAACAGCTGTTGGCAGAGGCGCGAGCGTCGGACCATGACATCGCTGACAGCCTGAAGGAACAAGCTCGATTAGATCTCGTCTTCTACGATGGTCAATGGCCGGAGGATACAGACAAGCTGCGCCCCCGAGGTATCATCGAGGTCAAACGTTGGTTCGATAAGAACACCTATCCGAAGGATATGCGCCGCATTGCCAATCTGCTGAACGCCTTCGGCCCGGCAAATGGTGGCAGTCTCCTCTACGGTTGCTTTGTGTTTTTTAAGTTCGAACGGGATGGCGCGCGAGAACCATTGTCGGCTGCGATTGAGAAGATCGAAGCTATGCAGACCAAATTCCTTGAATACGGATGCGCCTGTCGCGTTGAGTCAACGCCCCTCCCAACAGCTGATGGCACTCCTGCAAAAGCTGCTGCGGTTTCAGTCGTTTTCGAAGTGCAGACCTAAACCAGAAAATCAGACGACTGCATCACCGCTTCGGCCAAACCGGCTCCGTCTCCGGCCCCTTCCGCCCGCAGGCCGAGCAGCGCAGGCGCAACCCGACGTCTCTGACGGCCACAGTCGACGGAAAGCGGTCCAGCGGCACAAGCCCATCGTGCCGACAGGGCGGCGGACAGAACGCCCGGAGCATCGTCACTCCATGGCTGGCGGCGTTCGCCAGGTCCATCGGGCGGATCTCGCGTCTCTCGCGGTCATAGGCACGGCGCGGGTTGTGGCGGTGGCGCGGGACTGGATCGCCCTGCCCCGCCGTATAGGCGGACGCGGGAACTCGTTCCTCGCTCATCGTCCACTTCATCAATGCCAAGACTAGCACATCACTTTTAGAAACCTGGCACAGCTAGGATCACCAACGTCCGCACTACTTCTCGGCGCAGCGCCTCGGTGAGGGTGGGAGCCGCCAAGATGTTTCTTATTCCCTGCGTCGGTGTTGCGATGGCTGCAACATCAAGAACGTGATTACTCGAAAAACGGTGCGGCCCAACTGTTGGGTCGGCGAGATACGCATCGACCGCTGCCCAGACCTCGCCCTCAGCGATGATACCTATGCCGACCAATTTGGCTACGGTGGGTGGCAACTCAGCACCCCTGGGCGGCAAATTGAGGCGGATGCGGACTAAGGCACCAGCAACTGAGTTCAGGCGGTTGAGCCACGAGCGGCACGAAAGAACGATCACGGGTCGGCAGACACAGCTAGGATCACGGCCGCACGAATTATTGATCGGCGGTGGGCATCCGAGGTGATCTTCCCCGCAAGGATCGCCTTAGCTGGCCGATACGCATTGACGGCCGCTCTAACGTCAATGACGTGACCGCTGGTGAACTGGAACGCCGTCAGCTTGGGATTTGCGAGGTAGGCATCGACCGCTTCTGTAATCTCAGCGTCATTGACGATGGCTCTGTGGCGTAGGTCGCCGACGGTAGAGCCCTCTTCCGCTACGTCAGATGGGTGGTGCGGGTAAGGGCTGTCGCTATGGGATCTCATTCTCGATAAATGACCGTCACTTCGTGTTGGCTGGCGTCCTCCCGGTCCCGGTACGCAACCCGGATATTGATCAGCGCATCGCCGTCGAAATGCGCGGTTACAGCGTCGAGTTCGATGCGTGGCTCATCTCGTAACAGCGCCTGATGGGCAGATGCCTCGACCGAAGCTGGTCCTAGCTCAGCATGAGGACAGCCCTCAGCGTTGAGGTAGTTCACCCCGGTAGCACGCTGGGCAATCACAGATCCCTGAGGGGTCTTAAGCAGCGTTTCAATCGCGTTGGCGATCTGCTCACGGCGGCTCACTGGCTGCTCTGTTGCTAGACCTGCGCCTATCATGATGACCTTACCACCCAACTGTTCCCGTCGTGCTACACGTGGTGCCGCCAGTCGTTTCGTGCCAGCGCCGGGCGGCCGCATCACTGCAGCGCGCCCGGCCCATGCACTAGCGGTGGCAGAAACCCCGCGGCCCACGGATCATGCCGGGCGGACAACCACGTGGGGCTCCGGAGATTGCCCGGCGGATTGCCCCGCGTGGGCCACGGTTGAGCCGACAGCCGCCGAGGGGGCCGCGATGCTCACCGAAGCCGCAGCCACCCCGCACAAGTGTGATCGCAGCATCACCCATCGAGAGTGGGGCAACAGGCAGCGCCTGAGCTGCACCGCTCGCTAGCATCAGGGTGGACGCGGCGACCAGCATCATGCGGATCTTCATCAAGACGCTTCCTCTCATGCATTTACCAACCCGCTGGAGGCAGACTGCCCCCGATATCGTGACGGCGAGTGGTATGGGGCAACGTCGATGAGCCCGACTGTTTGCGTGCATGTCTCGGAAGAGATGCGGGTTGCTTCCTGCCGTGCGGCCCCGGCGTTGACCCGCGCCCGGCCCCCTCATCTCTCGACGGGGAAGCCCATGATGACGGCCGTCTTGACCATCGTGCGCCACAGACCCGGTGCGGTGGTTTCGTCGGCCAGCAGTTTCTTCGCCTGCGGGTGCATGTCGATAGCGCGCCCCACGTCGATCCGATGGCCGGATGAGAAGGCGAACGGCGGGGCGCCCTCGTCCTTCATGTACGAGTCGGTTGCAGCTTCGATCTCCGCATCCGTGATCTCGGATTTGCGGCGCAGGTCGCCAACGCTGGGTATCTCTTGGGCCCTGGCCTTACTGCACTGCTTCAGCTGCAGCTTGGATACCGCGCCGGGTCGCGAGGCCGATCAGCTCCTCGTCGGTCAGCACGAAGTACCCAATCCGCCACGTATCGGAGTCGTCGTCGGCCGGAGTGACAGGCCAGCCGAGCGCAAACAGGGCCTCGGCGGCGTCTTGAGCGATGAGAAGATCGCCGATGGTGGGGGTCGCTGTCGCCATGGTGTTGGGTAGACTGAGCTAGACAGTGCGTCGAGGCGACAAGGTGCGTCACCTCCTACTCACCGGTCGCTGTCGTTCCGTGGGAGGCTAGCGGCGCACTTCAAGGATTGCGACGGCGTCCCCGTTCCAGACGATGCCGTACCCGGCCAATTCGACGGCTTCCGTAACGACCGCCTTCCAGTCCGCCTGCGGGCGGTCCTCGGCCCGGGTGAAGACGAGCTCGCAGATCCGGGTAACGCTCCCAACCGACGCGGCCCCCCGCTCCTCCCAGTGCCGGTTCAGGGGTACAAGGGCGGCATCGTAGAGCCGCGCCCGTTCGTCCATGGCCAGGAGGTCCAGGCGCATGTCCTCGATTTCGGCGGGACCGATCATCCAGAGTTTCCTTCGTGCTTGTGCCGGCCGGTCCGCGCGCGAGCCGACCGGCGAACGAAAGGCTACGGGAGGGCGCCGATCATGCCCTTGGCATCCGTCATCGTGTTCTCGCAGGCCCTTTGGTCGCCCCGGCGGTCCTCCGCGACCGCCCGTGCGATCAGGGTTCGTGCGGCAGCGACGTGTTCGGCGGTGGAGACTGTGTCAGGATCGCTCGGCGGGTCCAGGCGCGCCGTGGTCACGCCACGGGGCGAGCCCATCCGCAGGGTATGCCCGGCCTGTAGGCCCGTAACCTGTACGGCGCCAGCGCTGTCGAGGCGGCGTTCGATAGTACCGATCTGCTCCGCGCAGGATGAGGCCATGGCAGGCAGCGGGAGGATCGCGAGGCCGAGGGTGGCCAGACTCATTGCGAGGTGCATCGTGTCGCTTTCGAAGGATGGCAGCACCGCGGCTCCGCTCGGCGAACGGGTGACCCGGTGCCGTCCCTCACGCAGCGATGCGAGGGTAGCAGCCTATCAACAACCGGCCGCCACTAATGTTGCATCGCAGCATATCGCGATTGGGGAGTGGCCGGGCCAGGGTCTTTGGTACGGGCTAAGCAAGAGGCTGCTGCCTCAGCGTTGCCGTGAATGTCCCGAAGCCAAAAACCGGGAAGGTGAGCGGCGTGAGCTGTCAATTGCAGCTGGTGGCGTCCGCTTGCGGACCACCGCAGCGGCCTCCTGAATGACCGGGATGGGTGCAAAACCGAAGGTCTGCTTCTGGGCGTTGATGCAACTTCCGCTTCCCACCCAACCCAGACATCGGCGCCACTGCCGAGCGGCCCCATCATCGAGGCTCGCCCGGCTCGCGCATCCCGACCCCGGCAAAGGCAGGATCACCTTTATTCTTGAAACCCTGAAACACGGAAACACGCCATTCAGGGATGCCAAATGCCATGCAACCCCGATATCCCGAAGCCCTGAGGCCCTGAGGCCCTGTCGGCAGGGAATGCTTAAGCTCTGCATTCCATGCTACCGGCACGCCTGAAGCGCGGAAGCCGGGAAGCCCCGAATGCATGTGATCCTGGTGGCGACCCAAAAAGGCGGCGCCGGCAAATCCACCTTGAGCGCGCACTTCGGAGCCCTCGCCGCTCGCGAGGCTAAGACGCTCCTAATTGATGCGGACCCGCAGGGGTCGCTGATGGGGTGGTATCAGAGCCGGCAATCGGAGACGCCGCTTCTCGTCCAAGCCGACGCGAACAGCATAGGCGGGATCCTCGACGCCGCAGCGGACGAAGAGGTTGAATGGGTCATCATCGACAGTGCCCCTCACAACGCCCCGCTGATGGCTGCCCTTATGGCTCGGGCGAGCGTCACCGTCGTTCCGGTCCGGCCGGGGCCGTTCGATCTCCGGGCGGCCGGCGCGACCCTTGAGATGGCCCGCGCGCTCAAGGCCCCCATCGCGTGCGTCATCAATGCGGCGCCTCCGATCACCCGCGAGAATGAGACATCCATTGTTGCGGAGGCCCGCGCATTCCTCGCCGGCATGGATGCCCCGGTCCTGCCGGGTCAGGTCTCGCAACGCGCCAGCTTCTCACACGCTCTCATCACGGGGCAGGCGGTCTCGGAATATGAACCGGACGGCCGAGCCGCCACCGAGATTGCCGCCATGTGGTCGGCCGTGACCGAACTCGCCCGCGCCTTCCCCCGCAAAGCCTGAGGCCCCGATGTCCAAGCCCGCCCGTGGATCGCTCGCCAGCATGGCCGTCCCGAAGGCCGTCCCCTCGCCTCCGGCGCAGGTTCAGGCTGACACCCCCGCCGCACCGCTCCTATCGAATGACGCGGCACGCAAGGCCCCGAAGCCGGTCGCTCCCGTGCCTCGTCGCGTCGCTAGCGATCTGAAAACCGTTCAGGTTCGCATCAACAAGCTGGGGTGGCGGGCCCTGCGCGATCTCGCGTCGGACAACGACACGAGCCTCGAAGCCCTGATGGTTGAGGCTTTGAATGACCTGCTGCTGAAGAACCAACGGCCGCCTATCGTTCAGCGGCGCGTCGGGGAGCGTGGGCAGGAACGCGAGGAGTAGGCGCTACTCCCACCACTGGCGCCATTTACCCGTGCGCCTGAACCGCTCGAACTTCTCCACAAGACGACGATCAGCTTCGGTTGGCACCCACCGTAAGTCAGCCGGCCCCATAAGCTGAGCTAAACGGCTCAGAGCTTGTGGCGGGATCTTGCCCATCGTGAACGCTCCTGCATCCTGCTGCGGGCTGCCATAGATAATTAGCCGTGCCCGCCACGTCACGGTCGCCGCTCACGTGGATGGTCCAATGAGCAAAGGTATCATCGTTCATTCAGGCTTTCCGTTTTTACGTACTTCTTGGTTTCAGGGATTAAGGTATTAAGGCCTTGCGGTTTTCATGCCCGCTCTGTAACTTCCGATAAGTGATATTCTCGGAAGTTTGGTGCGGGCGGGATCGCAAGCGCTGTGAGGAAATGAAGCCACGGCTATATCGGCATCCAGCCGGTTAGCCGCATTCTGGGGCAACTTGTTCCGACACTTAAGCGAGGGGTGATGTCGAAGGGATTGGGGGCCGCACAACGTCTGGTGCTGACGGCTCTCGCCTCGCTTGAGGCCGAGCATGGCAAGGATGGCCTGTTCTACGTCTGGGTTATCGTGGATCGGGCCTATGCCATGTCCCAGCCGATGCAGGATCGCGAGCGCGCGGCAGCCGCTACCCATGCTGAGATGACAGCGGGCATCCGCGAGCGTGCCGAACAGGGGGACGGCAACGCCGCCCTTTATCTTGGCCTGACACAAAGCCTGCGGCGTTCAAAGCCGAGCCCCCGCAAGCGTCGCACAACGCCGTTCTGGCTTACCGAGACGCGCTTCAATCCTTCGCGGGTGCTGGCGACCTTGGAGCGGCGCGGTCTTGTTTCCCGGAAAGCCATACAAGGTGGCGGATCGGCCGGGCTGACGGATGAGGGGCGTGACTTGTCCGCGCTTCTAAGTGTCGGAACAACTTGGCGACTAGCTAATGGGGCCGACGAGCCTCTAGACGGCATGGTCGCGAGTGCTCTCGGTGCGGGGAGGGGGGGCGATGCCGAAGGCCCCTGAATTCCTGCCGGCCGAGGATGCGCACAAGATGCGTACCCTTCCGGTCGAGGTTTCTTCCGATAGTGGAAACAACCTACCAGCTGAAGCCGCTGCGATAGTCCGCGCCTATCAAAGGGCCAGCAAGGCCGACGCGACGGTGCGCGCCTACACGGCCGACGCCAAGGCGTTCGAGGCATGGTGCCTGCGGTATGGCTTCCGGTCGTTGCCGGCCAGCCCGGAGGCCGTCACGGGGTTCCTCGTGGCCGAAGCTGAGGGCGGACTATCCGCATCCACAATCGGCCGACGCCTCGCTGCAATCCGGTACGCCCATAAGTTGGCGAAGGCGCCCGACCCGACCGATGACGAGGGCGTTCACTCCACAATGAAGGGGATCCGGCGCCGGGTCGGAACCGCGCCTACCCAAAAGGCTGCCGCGACCGTCGACATCCTTCAAATGCTGCTGGCCCGTACCCCCGACACCCTCACGGGGAAGCGGGATCGCGCTTTGCTCGCCCTCGGGTTCTCCGGGGCCTTCAGGCGCTCCGAACTCGTCGCCCTTGATGTCGAGGACCTGCGCGAGGATCCCGAAGGCCTGCGGGTCATGATCCGCAAATCGAAGGTCGATCAGGAAGGTCGGGGTTTCGAGAAGGCGATCCCGCACGGCCGGTTTATCAAGCCGGTTGCGTTGGTGCGTACATGGCTAGAGGCCGCCGGCATCGTGTCGGGCCCGGTGTTCCGGCCGGTGTCCCGGTCGGGGCGGGTGAGGTGGCTTGATGCCAACGGGAAGCCCGCGCAGCTTTCAGACCGCTCCGTCGCCAACATCCTGCAAGGCTACTGCGCCGCCGCCGGTCTCGATGCGTCGACGTTCGGGGCTCACTCTCTCAGGGCCGGCTACATCACGACGGCTGCCGAGCGGGGCGCGGATCTCGCTAGGATCATGGATCAGTCAGGGCACCGGGATCCCCGGACAGTCGTCGGCTACATCCGCAGGGCGAACGCCTTCAAGGGGCATTCAGGTAGTAGATTTTTGTGATAATATGCTTAGCAGCAGTCGATCAAATCATTGTTCTGCAGGATTTTGTCGGCAATTGAACGAAGCATCTCATCATGACAAATATTATATTGATAATATATTTACAATTAATAAAATTCTGATAGATTTATTTTATTATAGTGAATTATTTGATATGACCTCTCGATAGACGCCGGTTGAATACTTGTTGTCTACCGGCTACAAGGTATCATTTTGTATATTTCTGCGGTGCACCCCGAACTATCGCTCGTGTTGATCGATGGGGCCCTTCCAAAAGTATCATCCCACCTGAGGTACTCGACAGACGCCATCGGTACTTGCACTGCGCATTCGTGCTCGCCACTGACGGGTCTATGCTTACTTGCGCCGATCCAACGCACAATCCATTGCCGATGGCTGCGTTGGCGTGACGAAGGACGCTTAGGCCTCGTCCCATTGCTCAGCACCCGGATCTTTTCGCGTCTCTCACTCGCCATACAGCGAAGCCCCCCGTTTCATCACCTATCGGTACTTTGGCGGAGGGAGGCCTCGCATCCTCAAATTGGGGGATATCAGGATCCTGATAGGAAATGATGGATTTCTGCGGCAGCCACGAGGGCAGCGTGGCGCTACGGATACGTCGAACTCGTGCGAGTCATGTGCGGATTATGCACTGCGCAAATTGCTTGGCATTCTATCAACACGCAATTTTTTAAGTTTAGGAACGAGCGGTCCAAACTCGCCAGGTTACTTTGCTATAATGCGCCCGATAGATGAGTCGCTCATTGATGCCATCTACGAGGTGGCACACATACCTGAACTATGGCCGACCCTTCTGGATCGCCTTTCCGGGATGACAGATGCATGGGGCGGGATGCTATTCACTGTGACTTCTGAAGCTACACGATGGATCGCATCCCCCCAGACAACTGAGTTCTTCGATCAGTTCCTCGCAGCGGGCTGGATGGCAAAGAACCCGCTCGTCGAACGAGGCGTCAGGCGCGATCACGCCGGCTTTCTTACAGATTTAGATTTGTTCACACATGAAGAACTAGATGCGGAACCGATGTATGACTATATGCGACAAATAGGAGGCGGGTGGCATCTTGGCACCGCCATCGCGGTTCCGAATGGCGATACCCTCGTCGTCAATATTGAGCGGCGTCATGAGCAAGGTAATTTTTTGAGAGATCAGGCAGAACATCTCGATGTCTATCGGCCCCATCTCGCTCGCGCAGCACTACTGGCGGCACGGTATGCCCAGAGCCGCTATGAGGCGACGGTCAATGATCTAGCCGCCCTCGGCCTCGCTGCGGCAGCGGTTTCAAGCCGAGGTAGACTGCTTGCGTGCAACGACCGGTTCGAGGCGCTGATGCCAGCAGTGGTTCAGGATGGTCCTCGCGGGCTTATCGTCACCTACCAAGCTGCGCATGCTCAGGTACAGACTTACCTGCAACGCGCCCGGTCGACGCCGGGCTCAGCGGTCGGAGCGTCCATTCCGATACCAGCCACCGCCCAGCATGGTCCGACCATCCTGCACGTCGTCCCAGTAACAGGTGTTGCGCGCGACGTTTTCGTCCGCACTGCTTGTCTGATCGTCGCAACGACAACCGAGGCGCAGCATCTGCTGAGCGCCAGCCTTGTTCAAGGCTTGTTCGACCTCACGCCCGCCGAGGCTCGCGTAGCTCGCGACATAGCCCGTGGGCTCAGTGTACCCGCGACGGCCGTACAAGGGGGCGTTGCCGAGAGCACCATCCGCGCGCAACTCAGCGCTGTGTACGCCAAAACCGGCACCTCACGGCAGGCGGAACTCGCTGCTCTCCTTAACGGAATGACGGCGCTTCACATCGCATCAGACGACCCCGGCGATAATTAGTGGCTGGTGCGCTCTGACGAAACAGCGCCGATAGGACCAGTCGCTCCGCAAGCACCATTATAGGCTCACCCACTCTGCCGCCGTGTCGAAGTCGGGGCTGGTAGCAAAGAAATGGGAGCGGGCCCAGGCGGGCAGATCCTCAAACAGGCGCAGGAGAGCCGCGCGGGCCTGAGGGATACCTTCGGCCCCAACGAGCATCCGCTTCACCGCATGGTTGTGGCGATTGCTCCAATCCAAGATGTTCTCGCCCTTCGCCGTCAGGACCGCCCGCATCTCCAAAGCGCTTCCGTAGCCAAGAGCCTTAGCGACGCCGGCCGCTACGGGCTCATGCGGTTGCAGGTCGCCAAGATGAACGGCGATCAGCAGACGCAACAGTCGCAGAGCAGGGGAGAACGATGTCTCTAACACCCGGCGTGGCGCTTGCTCGGCTTCCAGGCGGGCGAGGCGCGCGGCAAGGTTCACGATCATCCGCACGCCTCCATCACAAGATCGTCCTCGACGATCCCGAACTGGCTCAAAGCAAGTCGGATCGTCACCGCTGTGTGATCGAATTTTGGCTTTTCCTTCGGCCACAGGTAAGGTGTGCCGGGCGCAACATTGGACGACATTCTGCCGCTGACCTCATCCAAGGCGCCGCAAAATATCTGGAACTCCGGCCTACACCCTATGCCCTTTGCTGTCGGGTCCCTGACGAAACGAGCGGCCAAGGTCCGTTCGGCACCCTCAACCCTCCCGGTCCAAACTTGAGGGTGGGTTTTGAAGCCCGCTTCCATCTCATCCCGGTCGGCATAGCCCAGCCCCCGAGCGAAACCGTCATTGATGTCGTCGGGCCGGTAGTCGGGCGAGGGACCCGGTGGCTGGGGGAAGCCCCCCAGACAGACGGCGATGGATTGCAAATAGACGTGAGCCAGTTCCGGCGGGTATGGCCCTACGTTGGCATTAGCGGCCCGCTGAGAGCCTTCGAGCTTTGACAGCCTATCCACTAGCTTCGGCGTCATTGCAGGCCCCTAGGGCTGTCAAGAACGAACGTGAAGTGCACTAGCCTCTCAGGCCATATTCCACCGGCTGGTGCAGCAGCTCGGTCTTCCTCGGTCAGGATGGCGGGGGTTAGGTCGCGGGGCGGCTCCCCCGCCGGGATGCTGTAGGAGTCGAGGTTCATGACGAACACGTCGTCCTCGTCGTGGATTGCGTGCCCGCGTCCCCGCAAAAAGGCGACGATCTCGGCGACCGGCATCCCGTGCGGGGCTTCGACCTTGAACACGAGGTACTTGCCTGGGGAGGGTGGTGCCACCTTCGCCTCAAGGCGGGCGATCCTGTCCATCGTGCGTAGCATCATCGCCGGCCTCCCTTGTCGCCTGAGGCTTGTTCGAGGGCCGCGAGGCGGGTTGCGAAGTCGACTGCCTCGATGGCCTTCACGTGAGCGTCGACCAGCTTGGACAACTCAGCCGCCTCGCTCGGGGTGATCTCCCCGTCCGCCACCCCCTGCATCAGGGAGCGGGTCGCCTTCGTCAGATCGGCGGCGGTCTCGATCTCCGGCAGCGTGAAGGTGATTGGCCTGTCCTTCCGAACCGGCATCAGGCGGTCGAGGCACATCCGCATGGCCGGGCCATCGCCCTCTAGCGCCATCTCAATAGCGCGTCGGGTCAGTGCCTCGGCCTCACCATCGAGGATGGCTTCAAGGGCTTGGGTCGAGCGGTTGCGGGAGCCTCGCGGACGACCGCCAGGGTTGCCGCTTCGGCCAGGCTCGAATTGGGTTGCTTCGTTCGCCATCAGCGCCCCCACGGCCGGGAAGCGCTTCCTGTAAACAACAGGAAAAGAACAGGGGCGGATCTCATCGCGTCTGCCTCGCGGTCAGGTCAGCGAGAGGTAGGTCAACTGGCTTCCCATTCTCAGCGCCGATGACGATGCGGACGATGTTGGTGTCCTCGTCGCAGATGTAGTGGCCTTGCTCACGCAGGAACGCGATAGCGTCGTCGCATGAAAGCCCGACCGGTCCTTGGACGGAGAACAGACGCACCTGCCCCGACCGCTTTACGAAGATCGCGGCTTCCAATCGGCCAAGACGGGAGGTGAGTTTCTGCATTTCTGGGTGCCTGCTGGATCATTATACCATTAGGTATCGCCGAATTACAGTTCCGCTACAGCGCTTACGGCGTTACTTCCATCGACCAGAGGTGCCGCGTCGAGGAACGCGGCCTTCAGTCCTTCCGCGAGGCCTTGGAGTGCGGCGGCGGCGGCCTGCTGGCGTAGCTCACTGGCATCTTCTCGAACCTCAATGGTGACGGCGGCCATGAGCGCCATCTGGCGGGCGGTCTCAATACCAGCGGCGAAGGCAGCTTGCTCACGAGCAGTCATGGCTGGACCGTCCTCATAGTGTCTATATTGAATGGCGCGATACCAGTTCGATGAGTGATCTCCCTATCCCAATACACTGAGGCGGTAGATGAGAGGCGAGTGACAATTCTGACCTATGTTATTGTGTTGTGATACTGCAGCAAACACTATGGTGGCTTCGCTCTCCGAGGGTCGCTCGCATGTACGCCCACGCTGCAACGACCGAACAATGCCCGCTGATGAGCGATCTCGTTCTGATGCTCGGCGATCTACCAGTCGGTTCTAGCAAGCCACGAGCGAAGGCGCTGATAGAGCGTCTAGATGACCTGGAGGTACGAGCGCGGACGCAGGGCGCGAGTGCTGAAACGCTTGGTGCGATCCAAGGTGCTCGCGTGTTGATGAAGTTGGCGGAGTTGCCCATTCTGCCTCGGGATGGGCTGTCGGTCCACGCTACTCGAGGATGATAGATGGTTCCGATCCTAGTCGTGATGGACACCCCAGCCCCAGCGTGGCCAAGCTGCACAATCTCGCTGTCAACTTGGCCTCCATGCAGCGCCTGCTCGGTCGTCGAGACGGAGATGGGGTCCTCGTCCGCGCCGATACGGCTCTGATTAGAACGGCCATTGGAGCTGGGTACGACGAGGTGCGTCGCGTGAGAGCCCTTCTGGCGACGATCCCGGATGATCCCATGGCCACGTGGCATCCCACCGTGGAAGCGCTGCATACAGCTTTGAGGAAGCTGGACATCATGCTGAATGCGCTCGCTGCGGCGGTAGCCCTGCGTGATGGTTGAAGCGCACGCACCCCTCGCAGTCGCACCACGTCTCGCCGGCCGCGAGCGCGAACAACTCCACGGCGCCATCCTCCGCACGGATGATGCACCACCCGGTCAGGCCATCGTGCGGCGGGACGGGCCAGCGGGTCAGTTCGGCGGGCGTCTGCCGGCGCAGGCGGTATTCCCGGCCGGGGTTGGCGTTGAACCACAGGCGGTCAATTTCGGTGATGCGCATGGTGATGGTCTCCGTGGTTAGGCGACGGATCGGGCGAGGGCGGCGTAGCTCGCCCAGATCGCTCGCTTGTCGGTGGCGGCCATCGCATTGAGGGCGTGGCTCGCCGGTTCGATGAAGGCGGGATCGGTCTCGGCGCGGGCGAGGAGTCGGCAGAGGTCAGCGGCACGGGGGCCCGCGAGGAGGCGGGCCGTTTGGCGTAGCGCCCGGAGACAGGCCCGAAGTTCGGCCTCGTCCAGACTGGCGCGAAAGGGCCCCCACCGGTCGGCGGCGGGGATCATGACCGCGCCTCGAATGTGTCACGCTCGAAAAGTGAACCCCAAAAAATCAGCCCCGCGTGACAGGCGTGACATCGGGGGTCCCCCCTAAAGGGGGGAACCCCCTTGGTGTCACGGCAGATGTCACGGCACCGGGGGGCGTGACAGGCGTGACAAAGAATAGATGTCACGGGTGTCACGCCTGTCACGGCTACGCTCGCCATAGCCATTCCTCCCCGCCCCACGCGGCGGTCCTGAAGCCATGCTTCGGGCAGGCTCCAAGGGCCCGCTTCAGAGCCTGCCGGATCGTGGCTGCAGCCTTGTCTCCATCCGTCTCAGCAGTGGCATAGCGGCGCCGGAATTCGGGGCGCATCTCCTCGACGGTAATGGCGCGGACGGTCTCGCCGGCCCCTCGGACCTGCACCTCGCGGCCGTGAGTCATGAGCACCTCATCGAACGCGCCCTTCAGCGCGACGATTGGCAAGGAGTCCTTCTGGGGTGCCTTGCGCATCGAGGGCGGCGGCTCGTCCAGCTTGGGCTCAACGACACACGCACCGTAGGCGTCGCCATCGTCGTCCGTGCCGAGCTGCACGAAGCGGAGCGAGAATGCTGCGATAGGACCCTCCTCGTCCCATCGGCTCTTGGCGAGGTTCAGAGAGCGGGTCGTTACCTCGCCCGTCACCTGGTTACGGTCGGCGAGGATGCTCAGCACCGCATCAGCGCCGCCACGGTAGGCCGATGATCCTCGCAGGCCGATATCCTCGGTCTTGCCGTAGTGGTGAATGGGCAGAACTAGCGCGCCGATGGGCTCGCCCAGCATCCGCATATGTCTGAGGTGCTGTTGCGCCTCGGCCGCGTCGTTCTCATCCTTCATGGCGAAGGCGGCGGCCAAGGTGTCGATCTCGATGAGGCCGAGTCGGATGCCGAATTGCTCACGCATCCGAGCGTCGACGGCTCGGATCTTGGGCTGAAGCGCCTTGATCTCCTCGACATCGGCAAGGTTCGGCACAGCACCCATCCAAGCGATAGGCAGGCGTTCGCCGTTGGCTCGGACAGAACGAGCCGCCTCAATGCGGGCTGCTAAAGTGCCCGCGCCTTCGGCAGCGAGGATCAGGGTCCCGACGCGCTCCACGATCCGCCGCCCGAAAAACGGCTCGCCCGTGCCGAGCGACACGCTCAGGTCTACTCCGGTGAAAGTCTTTCCCGCCCCGGATGCGCCGCCGAGGATAGCGACCCCCTCGGCGGGCAACAGGTTTTTGATAAGGTAGCGCGGAGGATCGGGGAGCGCGTCACCGTCGAAGGTGAAGCCGAGGAGGGCGGCGTCGATCCCGTGCTCATCGCCAACCGGATGCGGGCGGCGGAAGCGCGTGCGGTCGTAAACGGTTTCTGGTTGCTCCGGTCTCACGACCATGCGCCGCCTCCCGCCCTCAAAGCGTCATTCAGATCCGAGCCGGCGCGGGGAGTAATGACCTCGACTTCGCGACCTGCTTCCGTCCACCGGGTGCCAACTTCTTGGACCGCCCGGTCGCTGGCCTCGCCGGTCTCGGCACAGATCGCCAGCGCCTCGACGCCGCTGAGGACGGGAAATGAGGCGATGCCGCCGACGCTGCCGAGGGCCCAGATCGGCACAAGGCCGAGCATCATGCCAGCGAGCGCAGACTCGACACCCTCGGCGAGGGCGAGCCCCATCGTGACTTCGCTATCGGGCGTCAACTTGATTGCGGCGCTGCCGGCTCGGCCGAGCATTTTGCGCCCGAGCTTGGCGCCGGTTGCAGGGTCCAAACGAGTTCGATGCAGGCCGACCAGCTCGTCCGTTCTAATGTCGCGCAGCGCGCACACCATCATCGGCACTCGCTCGCCCTCCCAGGGGCCAGCTTCGTGAAACCGGATGGCATGTCCGCAGACCGATTGCGGAAGGATGAGCCCCCGATGCCGCGTCAGGTACTTTGCAACCATCGTCTGCGACAGGTCGCTGTGCGCCTCGCGCCAGATCCGGGCGACGCGCTCGGCCTTGATCTTGGCTTCGGCCTCTTGAGCAATGCGCTGTCGCTCACGGGCGCGTTCCCGCCGAGCCATTTCGTCTGGGTTGGGACGTTCCTGTCGAGACCGCTTCTCCCACCTCGGAAGCCCGCACTGAGCATCGATGTAGTCTCGAAGCGCCAGAGCATCATCTCCAGCGAACGAGGTGACGGCGTACCCGTTTCGCATCTCAGCGTCGGGCAGGATCCGAGCCGATGCGTCCCCAGGTCCGTGGCCGGGGGCGCGGAAGCTGACGCCTCCGCTGATGACCCGGCCGCCGGGGAGGCAGGACGCGGCATAGTGAAGATCTATCATCGCCCCCCGCTGCCAGTTCGAGGGCGGATGGTTTCGGCGGCTTCGGTCGCGGCCAAGATCGTTCGGGCGGCCGCGCCGAGGGCGCGCATCATGCCGACCGTATCGCGGGCGGCGGCCAAGTTCGCAGCAGCTGCGGCGTAGCTGATAGCTAGGTCGCATCGCTCCGCGACGGCATCGCAGGCCATCCCGGCGCTGGCGTCGGTGTGTGAGAAGAAGGGGGGCGCCCTCATGCGCGCGCCCTCCACGACTCCGGCACGGAGCCGTAGGCGAGGGCGCTCATCACTGCCGCCACCTCACTCGATACCCGCACACGCGAAGCGATGCGCTGAGCCCGCAGAATTTCAGGGGGCGGCGTCTCGTCAGAGTGGTGCAATACGGAAAATGATTGCCGCCGGACGACGGAGGGCTTACATGAGAAGGGCAAGTTTGAAACTTTCGTTCGGCCCTCAGACGCGGTGACCCCGCTTTTTGGGGGCCGTTTTTTTGCGCGTTCGAGGCTGTGGATGTGCCGCCGGTTCGGCACGGCATCCGGCAGCGGGGCAGCCCCCGCCGAAGCGAGTTCACGCGGCCTGTGAGATGCCGTGTCGAAGGGTCTGCCAAAGCCACGCGGTTGAGACGCGCCGCTGACCACACACCGAGATCGTTGGGATGTCGCCGGATCGGCCGGCTTTGTAGGACGTGTTCCGTCCCACCCCGAGAATGCGCCCCGCCGTCACCAAATCCGTGGTCGGATGCCGGAAAACCGCGCGATCTCTCTCATTCAAAAAATCAAGCAGCGGATCCGCAGCGGAGCAGGCGACTGCCGCGAGTGTCGCGCCGGACGATGAGTTGAGCATCACAGCCCCCGAATGATTTGTAAGCGAATAAACCTACACAACCGTATGTGGGAGGCTTGCGGATCGGATGTCAAGGGGTTACGCGTTGGTTCTCAGGCACAAAACATCACGGTTTGGGAGTAAGCGATGGAAAGCGATGCAAAGCCGAACCGAAAGGGTGGCCGCCCGTCCAAAGATCCAGCTGGCGGCAAGCGTCCCACCGTCACATTTCGATGCCGCACCTCTCTGCAATCCCAATTGTACGAAGCTGCAACAGCGGCTGACCGTTCGCTTAGTGAGGAAATCGAACGTAGATTGGAGAGATCATTCTCTCCAAATGTTTTAGCTTTATACTTAGAATTTCAGTATAAGCTTCTTATCGATCATTTTGGAGGGGAGGATAAGATATTTTCTGCTTCGATATTAAATTCTATTTTTCGAGAGGCAGTTGAAATGGCCAGAGCCACAAAACCAGAAACATCTGATTGGGTTTCGGATCCGGAATTACGGGCGAAGGTCTCCGAGGTGATGAAGGGTAGCGTTCCAAATTTTATCGAGTCGCTTACGATCAGTCGTGGGGCAATTGAGACCTACAAAAAACTTTTCGCCCTCAATCCAAAGATCATGGATGCGAGCGGCGTTCATAGCAATGATATGGACGCATGGCTCAAGAACATGAAACAATCCTGATTAACACATATCGGCATAATCCAACCAAGCTCGCGATCTGTCGCATGCAATATTCGCGTAAGACGTAGCTTTTCATATGTGTTCTACTGTGCCCGTCATACTCCGGGCCGCACAATGTCTGTTCAGTACCCCTCACACTTGTACGTCCGCGTTGATCGCGGCCTCCGCGCGGATCTTCTAGCCGCTGCGGAGGCGCGCGGCATTGGCGTGTCTGAGACTGCGCGGGCGTTGCTGCGCAAGGCGCTTGGCCGAGGCGAGGGCCAATCCAATGATGCTGGTGAAGCGCTAGGGGGTGGTCCATTGAGCGGGCGCGCTCACTATGACTGAGCAGTATCTCCGCACCGTCTCCGTCCAGATTGAGGGCGGCAAGACCTTCACCTACACAGGCGATGAGAACGGTGGCCAAGGGCTCCGGATCACGTTCGAGATCACGCAAAAAGATGCCTCGACGCCTAACGTCGCGCGGATCGGCATCTACAACCTCGCCAAGGGCAGCACGGCGCCAGCATTCTACCGGGGCAAAACCGTTACCGTATCTGCTGGGTATGCGTCGGGGCCGAAGTACATCTTGTTCAAAGGTCAGATCATGCAGACCCGCAATCTGCGGGTGGACGTGACCGACACGGTGCTGGCGATCCTCGCGACGGATGGCAGTGAGCCGCGCAACTTCGCCGTCGTCAACAAGACGCTTTCACAAGGACACACGCACTTAGACCGGTTTCAGGCGTGCTTCGCCGCGATGAAGCAGATCGACCCGAAGCTGATACTCGGCTTTGTGTCCGAAGCGGCGTTGTCAAAAACCAAGTTCCCGCGCGGCGCCGCCCTGTTCGGCAACATCAAACAGCACATGCGAGAGTTGTGCACGGCCACTGGCACGTCGTGGTCTATCCAGAACGGCAAAGTGCAGGTTCTGGAAAACAAGAAGGCTCTGCCGGGCGGCGCCATCGTCTTGAACCGCGACACGGGGCTCGTTGGCCTCGCCGTCCAGACGATCCAGGGTATCGAGGGTCAGTGTCTGCTCAACGGCAACATCGTCGTCGGGTGCACCGTCAAGATTGACGAAAAGTCGATCCAGACGGCAGAGTTTGACCCAAGTGTTACAGGTGCGCCGAACAATGCGCAGCTAGATCAGTTCGGGGTCGCCGCTGATGGCCTCTATAAGATCTTCGTGGTCGGCCATGTGGGCGACACGCGCGGCGAACCGTTCTTCACGTCATTCGTCGGCGTCGCGCTTTCGGCCGGCTCGATTAGCCCGGCCCTCGCGGCGCGCGGCATCGGGACACCGAACAATGGCAATTGAACTGAACGAGTTCCTAGAGACGCAATCATTCCAAGGCGCAATGCAGGGCGTTCGAGCGGGCCTGAGCTTGTTCGGCATCGAGGCCGGCGATGAGATTTGCACTCAGATGGCAATCTCTGTGTTGACGGGCTTCACGATGAGCGGTGGGCTACAGCCCGAGAGCTTGGAACGTCTGAGAGACGTCGTTCTCGGCGGACTGGATAGAGCGGAGCAATGCTATGGCGCCTGAGTTCGAGATCGCCGGTCATCGCTACCGCTTCGCTGGTATGTCGGCGCAGACGGAGACCCGTATCGCAAGGCGCCTCGTGCCTCTGCTCGCTGAGGCCGTGCCGCTAGTCCTGAAGCCCGGTTCGCAGATAGCGATCCGCTCCGACCTTGACGTGGTGAGGATCGCCAAAACCGCACTGTCGGCTTGGGGCACGCTGAGTGACGACAACCTCGATTACATCGAGCGCGCGACGCTCGGGGCCCTGACCCGAGAAGTTGGGGGCGACTGGCACACGGTATGGCCGAAGGGCGAGGTGGAACCCGCATTCCCCGACATCGACGGCGGCACAATGCAGATCGCGATGGGATCTGTGCTTGGCTTCATCATCAAGCGGTGGATTGAGAGCGGCGGCATCAGCGTGCCCGCCGAGATCCGCGCCGTTATGTCTAAGCTCCACTAAGGAATAGTCTCAATGGCCGACAACATCATAAGCACATTCCTCGTCGCGCTGGGCTTTGATGACGCCGCCGCGACTTCCATGGTCGCAAAGACCAAGAAGTCGATGGCTGACTATGAGCGTGCGGTCAGAGAGGCTGAGAAGCGCATTGAGGACGCCAAGTGGGAAGGCGCGAAGACCCAAGAGGAGATCGCCAAGCTCACACGCGAAACGAACCTCAAGGAAGCTCGCGCAGCGCTCGCCTCGGCTCAGGAGCGCGAAAAGTCCGAGAAGGAGACTGCTCGCAAGAGAGAGGAGCGGCACAAGGAGTTCGTCGCCGGCATGAGCCGGATGGCCTTGGCTGCGACTGCAGCGGTGACGGCGATCAGCTACGGCGTCAACAAGATCGCTAGCGCCTTCGACAACCTCGGGTTCGTGTCCCAGCGAACTGGCGCGTCCGTCCAAAGCTTGAACTCGCTCAGCTACGCCTTCAAGCAGACCGGCGGCACCGCAGGGCAGGCAATTGGAGCCGTCGAGAAGTTCGCCCAGGCCCTACGGGGCAACGATGGCCTTAAAAGCTTCGTGCGGGGCCTCGGCGTCGATACCTCCAAGGATATGGGCGATGTCTACCTCAACACTGTAGATAGGTTGTCGCAGCACCCCTATCAGGTCGGGATGCGCGAAGCCGGAATGCTTGGTATCTCCGAGGAAGATTACAAGCTCGTTACCGACCACATCGGTCAGATCCGCGCTTATCGCGACGAGTACAACCGTACGACCCGCTCCCTCGGAGTCGACTCGCAGAAGGCCACTGAGGCGTCGCAACTGTTCTGGCGGTCTATGACCCGGCTAGAGGCCACTGCCTCGGCCTTGACCGATAAGCTGATGATCAGCCTCGCGCCTGCGATTGAGGGGATCGTCAGACGCATCAATGATTGGATCGCAGCGAACCCGGAGAAGGTCGATAAGATCATGCGGGGCATCGGTGAGGCGACCGATGCGGTCACTACGGGTTTAACGAAGTTGGCAGACTGGTTCGGCAACGACGAGAACCAGCGGGCAATCGGGGAGTTCTGGGAGAAGTTCAACAAATACGTGGGCGACTCCGTGAAGTCGATCACTGAGATATTGAGGCTTCTCGGCAAGCTCGACAAGTTCCTCGGTCTCAAGCCCGGGGACGACCTTGTTGGCGTCATGACATCGCGCGCCCTCTACCTTCAGTCGCAGGCCGGTGCAGGTGAGGGCGGGGGCGACGACCGCAACTGGTGGCAGCGTCACGCGCCCCGCGCACTCGGCGGTAGAGACGCGCCGATCCCAGGCGGCACAGCGCGCATTGGCGCCGCTGCGCGCAACGTAAACGCGCAGACTATTATCGGCGAACTTCGAAGGGCTGGCTACAACGACAACGCTATCGCGGCCATCGTAGGTTCAATGCAGACCGAAAGCGGTCTGAACCCTGCCGTTCCTCAGAACAGCTACAATCGTGGTCACACCGGGTTGTGGCAGTGGGATCGAACCCGGTGGCCCAAGATCGCGAAGTGGATTTCTGATCGCGGCGGCAATCCTATGGATGCGGCATGGCAGACCCGTGCATGGGTCGCCGAGCATAACGCCAGACCCGGCGATGCCATCTACGACCATGCCCGAACGCAACGGGGCGGCGAAATCCTCCGCAACAATCCGACCCTCGACAACGCCATTCACGGCGTCCGTGAAAGCGAAAGGTTTGGGCCGGGCGAGGAGGGCGGTCGGGCAGCAAATGCTCGTGGCTGGCTTCCCCACGTCACCGCTCGACCCGCGACAGCTGCGCCCACGACAGCGCCGGCTATGCCTCGTCTTAATATGAGCCCCGGCGGCTTTGACCCAAACCGTATTGATCCTGCAAACCTATTGCGGCCTGGAACCCACCCGGCCGACGCGATTACCAACAACAGCAGCAGCCGTTCGGTCGTCCAGCACATCAGCAACACGACGACCATTCACGGCTCAGATCGGCCGCAGGAAGCCGCAAGGGTGATGGAGTCGGCCTTTGGCCGGTTGCACGGCCTCGCGCTGCAGAACGCGCAGTCGGCCGTGACCTAGTACTGTTTCGGACTGACGATTAGGTCGTTTGGCTTGAGGGAGGTGGCGTCGCACTGATGCCACCTCTTTTCATACTGAGCTTGCCCGCGACGACCACGGCACCAACCCGCGTCGTTGAGGTGCGCACGGAGGGCGTTGGCACGAGCGCATTCGTCCGAACGCCACTGCTCGTTGTCCGTGTTGCCGCTGCAATTGAAACTGGCTTCGTCCCAAGCCTTCATGGCTTGCTGGGGTGCCGGTTGCGCGACCGCCGACGCTGCCAGCATGGCGACGACGACAGGGGCGAGGATCAAGGCACGCATGGCTTATGCTCGGCGTGAGGCTTCCCGCATCGGCGGGCGGGTGAAGATGTAGCCGCTGCGGCCCTGGCGTCGAGATGGGGAGGGTATTCAACACCCACCCCTTTGCCCTTTTCAGCGAGCCCCAAAAACGGCTCAACTTACGGCGGCGGGTTCTTATGGAATTTCAACGTCAAGTAACCCAGCGATGGGGCCCGGTTCGCTCTCCAAACGTAGCAATGTATAGCTCTCGCGAGCTAGTAACCCGTTTCGATAGACACGACGCACCCGAAGCGCAGCACGGACCGAACGATTAACGAGCTCGCGGTTCCAAATTGTGAGTTCTGAAGCTGGAATATCCGCGGACACGTTGCCTGAAATCGTCCCATGCGCTGCACGCAGTTCGAAAAGATGGGCTTCTGGTAATGCGCCGCCAAATTGGCCTTCAAGTAATTCCTCGACATGCATGACACGAGTTGTACTAGCTCGCTCGGTTGCTAATATCATTGCCGAGTCGCTGAACGACTGCTCAGCAACACCTGCAACGATGCGAAACCGTGCCCCGTGGCCGCGGACTAGTGAGAAAAATTCGTGCGCTGTATTTAGAGCACGTTGATCGACAGTCTCTGCTACCTCTCGAAAATGATCTTCATCCCCACTGCCCAGCGCCGCTAGGAGACGCGTGGTACTATCAACAGCAACCTTGAGTGAGGTATTTGCAACTTGGCCTTGAGGCTCGATCTCTTCGAGTAAAAAGCCGAATGACCCACGTGTTACGTTGGTGATATGAAGGGTTGAGGCACTCCTATTTGGGATAGGACCTGAGACGGCAAGCGGCTTGTCTTCCTGAGCCATCATCATCGCCACGAGATCTTGGAATTTATTCACGGCTAATGAGCCAAATTTTGCCTCGATGCCACGAGTCTGCGCAACAGGTGTTCCGCTGAAGAATAATGCTGCGGATGCCGACTCTTCCTCTGGCTCGGCTTCTTGTTCGGCGAGCCAAGCCTGAAGTTCGTCCCGGCGGGACTCCAAACCAATGCGGGTTAGAAAATCCTCGTCCGTCAGACGTGCGATAATGGCCTCGACGGAGGACAACTCTGCCATTCGCTGATCGCGTTCGATCTTTCTGAGCGTCATGGCGCGGCTCCTACGACTCCAACCACGGCAGGAGGCGCGATGGCAGCTAGTGCGGCCTGATCATCCGCTACATCTTCTAAACGAACAGACAACATGCCTTTCCAGAGATTGTCTCCTCGACGATGGGAGAATAATGCGCCATAGTAGCGGGTAGCGTCAACAAGTATCTCAGGGCTGCCAGTCAAATCAATCGGAAACAAATCAACCTTGTATTTAGCTTTAACGGGAGCACGACTGAACAAAGGGTTGATTAAGGCAAGCCATGCTGCTCGCGCGGCAGGATCTGTAGGGATTGTCGGGCTGTATGTGAAGGACATCACATCGATATCCTGGGGCTCTTTATTTTCGACAAAGCTACCATCAATCCATTGGAACCCACGGACGAACCCAGCAGTCCGCAGGTCTGCGCGGAAGTTAAGCCATTTGCGCAGGATGTCTCTGCGGTTCTCAGTCGTACCAAACCGAATAGCCACTTCCTCGGCCGTTACGATATATGGCGTCATATCGTTAGATGCGCCGCCGGGCCCGGTTGATCCGATGAAAGGCGGAAGGATACCATCAATGGTGAAGTCGGGGATCGGCATCGCAGATCGGCACCGCTGCTGAACAAGGCCGCAACGCGTAGCTACAAAAAACTCCTGCTACAACGCTGAGTTTTCCGTAGGGTGTCCTTCACCGTGGCGAACTGGGGTGTCTGCTGCTTTTTGGCAGTCTCTTCCCATTCCCGAGCGTGGCCCCGGCGCGCTGGCCTACAACTATGAGCGGGCTCTCGTTCATTGCCACAGATCGCGCCCCATGCGAGATGCTGCCTAACCGCCACGCTCCCGCACTTCGATCCCCGCCATGCCGATCCGGCGCGAGCATCGCTTCTTCTACCCCATCGACTGGCCGCAGCTGTCGGCGGTGATCCGCTTCCGTCGCGCTGGTGGGCGCTGTGAAGGCTGCCAGCGTCCGCACGGGCAAACCGTCTGGCATCTCGGTGACGGCCGCTGGTGGGACGCCCAGGCCGGTTCCTGGCGTGACGGGGTGGGGCAGATCGTCTGCTTAGCGGTCGAGGCCGACGACGTGCTGAAGGCGGTGCGGACGACGCGGGTGGTCCTAGCCACGGCTCATCGCAACCACGACACGTCCGACAACGCGAACGCGAACCTCGCGGCGTTCTGCCAGCGCTGCCACATGAACCACGACCGGCCCGAGCATCAGCGGCGTCGGTGGCGAACCCTATTCCGGCGGAAGGCGTCAGGCGATCTGTTCAGCGGGCCCTACGCCTAGGTGCGCCGGCCGCGCGCGGAACGGGGGAGAAACGCAGCGGCCGGCGCGCGCAGGAGGGAGCGCTGCCCCACGCTCAACCACCGCGCATGAGTCCAACAGCACAGAGGGGTCGAGGATCCAGGCCCTGCGGCATCCCGGATCACCGAAGGATCTCCCCCTCCTTGAGGTAGGTGTGGCTCACCCTGTGGGGGCGAGCCACCTTTCGTCAGCGCCTCAGAACTATCGCCCGCTGGGTGCTGCGCCGCTACCGGTTGTACCATTGCCGCCGCCGCTTCCTGCGGCAGCACCAGGCGTGCTGACCGGCGGACCACCGCTCGTGCCGGGGGCACCGGTACGCATCGCGCCGCCGCGCTCCTCCATCTTCTGCGACTCGCTCTTCACGCTGCCCGGGCTGTTCATATTACCCTCGGCGCTTCCGCCTCCGGCCGGCGTCTGTGCGAAGGCGGCTCCCGTGACGGCAAAGGCGAACACACTGGCGAGCGTCAGCGTCTTTATGGACATGGCGTATCCTCCGAGATTACATCGCGTCATCCTGGGGCCTAACATTGTCAGGGGTCCTGCCGTTCAAGGCAATTTCTCAATCAGGTGCGAAAATCCGGCATAATGACATTCGCCTCTTCGAAGGCGATCACAGCGGCGGGGGTAATTCGGATCATCTTTCCCATGCGTTTCACGGCTTGCAGCCGACCTTGCCGGATCAGTTTGCGGACATGGTTCCCGCTGCATGTCCACCGTTCCGCAAGAGTGTTCGCAGTGTAGATGTTCGGGTGCCCTGGATGCTCTTTGGAGGGTATCACTCGTGCCAACGACCCGGGCCACGCATCCTTTTGTGCCTTAACCGCACTAGCGTATGCCCCAACCATCTCCTTCTGTGATTGCCTGTCCGCCTTCGCAGGCGGTGGGTCCCAATCTGAGAAGCTATCGAATTCTTCCTCTGGGCGGCTTAGAAGGTCGAAGGCGGCATCTAGCCTATGCAAATCCCATATGTTCTGAGAGTCGATGCGAAAGGGCCGAGGCATCTGGCCTCCGCCTATAAGCTCATCGAACTTGGTGGTACTGATCCCGACGTATCGGGCTGCTTCCTGTCGGCTAAGGCCACGTCGAGGTACGACCTCGACCCGAACCGGGGCAACGCGATTGGGATCCGCAGGCCTAGGCTTCGGCATAGGCTTGTCCCATCAGAGTTTTTCACAATCAGAGCCTATTTCAGCCCAGCTGTGTCAGATCGCACCCTAGCGGCATTCGAGCTCTCATGGCACCCGCCCCGCATGACATCGCTCGACGTTCTCTGCTGCGAAGTTCGTATCGATGGCGCATGGCGGGCCGTTCCCTTGGATGAAGCACACGCCCACTACCGCGATGCCCGAAAGCGATGTCCCTCCTGTCATGGGGTAGTCCGCACTCAAGCGACTTATACAGGGCGGCGCTCCATCTCCATGGTTCACTGGCGAGCGCATGACGGCTGTCCTAGGATGCCACGGCAGTACGCTGGAACGCCCAAGCCTCACCCGGATCCCCTTACCTAAAGCACAAAGTCAGCAGGGCTTGTGTATGTCAGCAGGGACCTCACGTCGGAATTCACTCCCGGCCTGGTAGCGTTCAAACCGGCCTTGCTTTGGGAATCTCAATGTCTCCGATAGATTGGATCACTCCACGTTCGCGGTGGAGTGATCCAGCAAGACCCTATGCCGCCGTCTTTCGTCCCTTTGACGCAGCCTTCTCACCCCCGATGCGACGGCCGCTCTGAACTCCCAGGCCTAGCGACTTTGCAAGGCCGGAACGAACCTCGCTGTAGGCAGCAGCAACCATGGGGTAATCAGAGGGTAGACCGAACCGAGCGCGGTACGTATCCGGCGTCAGGCCATGCACCGTCAGATGCCGCTTGAGGGTCTTGTACCCCTTTCCGTCGATGAAGCTGATGACGGCATCCCGCGTCACGGATTTGCGGATCTGAGCCGGGGTCGGCTTCTCACCCTTGGGCTCTGTGGCCTCGGGAGTAACTGTGCCGTTGACCAAACCAGTGAGTGCAGAATGGACGCTCGCGATGAGCGCAGGCAGCTCGGCTGCGGCTACGTGGTTATTTGAGATGTATGCAGAGACAATATCACCAACCATCGTCACATAGGCGGTGCTGGTCTCTGTGTGTGCGGTGGTCACAATAACGATCCTCGGATGTTGCGTCGCGGCAGACATGGAGCGCGACTTGGTTGTGCGCAAGTCAAAATTCTGCGTAGCATCCGATGGATGTACTAGTATCGGCACGAATTAGCTCTTGAGATCGAGATAGCAGATCAGATCTGCACGAAGCGCATAGTTAACGACTGCTAGAGATATATAACCATGTCGTATCGGACAACTTGTTGAATATGCAGTATGATGCTGCGGCGGTTCTTAGAGCACTGGCATTCCAGTGCACGACCGGCGTAAGGGATCCACATCGGTATCGCTGGTAGGCAACGCGAAGCAATTCTGCTGCTCCTCGGCAGCCCTCTTTCTATCCCCGAGCGTGGCCCCGGCGCGCGGCCTTCCACAGCGCAGCGACGGGGCCTCGCGCCTGCCATCCGCGACCGTGCTCATGCTGGCGATCCGCGCCTTGCCGAACGCCCTCAGACCCGGTTGGTACCGGCCGTTTTCCCTGATTTAGAAACCTGAGTAGGCGTGCTGGTCGAGGATTTGACCCCACCCCCCTTAAGGGGTTCGCGATCCGCTATCCCCTTTGAGCCGAGGGGATACCGTGATGGTTCCCCCTTCCGCCCAAGGGGGGCACGAACCGTTACCCCCTTTCGGGCAACGGACGATCCAGATTTGGATAGTGGGTCGCCCTTTCGGGCCAGTCGCAGCCAGGCGGTCCATTCCGGCGAGACGATGCGGACCACGTTCGTGTCGTTGCGGAAGCCGGTGATCCGGCGCTCTTCGACGGTGATGAGCCCGAGCTTGCGCGCCTCGCGGATCGCGGCCTTGACCGTCGAGCGGGACACTCCCGCAACCGAAGCCATATGCTCAATCGCCATCCGGCAGTCCCCACGCCGGGCGGTCTCGGCGGCCACGAGGCTGAGCGCGGCTTGCTCGCCGGGGGTGAACCTTGCTGCGAGGGCCGGAGGAAGCCGCCCGGAGGACGCCCAGCGGCGACGGCGCTCAAGGCTTGCATCTGTACGCGGCCGGGAGCCGACGCCCGCCTTGGGGCTTCTCTGGCGATCTAGGAGCAGACCTGTAAATGAACCTATGTTTGTTTCCCTTAGGTTCGGGGCCTGTCCTGCAGAGTGTCCACTTACCAGCACACGTCGAGCGTCAATCAGTTTAGACAGCGCCTCGGCCTCGGCCTCGCTCACATGCCCTTCGCCAAAGGCACGCCACAGCGCAGCCGTGACCGCAGGCAGCGCGGCGCGCGGCGCATCCTCCGCCTGTCGGCGGATCGCATCGGCATAGTGCATCGTTCACGGTCCCTTACGGGCCGCGTCTAGGGTCCGGGCAAGCCTTCCCTGTTGCCGAAACTTGCGTTTCGACTTGACTCCCGGTGGGGAGCTATGGCTTGTGAGGGGAAGTCACTCGCGCCTCACAGCGCCTCAGGTTTTTCAGCAGCCTCTTCCTTGCCGGGAAGGGGCTGTTGGCTTTTCAGGGTCTATCTCGCGGCGACGATCTCCTGATGGCGGCCAACGACTCGCTGGGGCGAGCCTAGCCGTGACCGCCCATGTCGGCCGGGCGGCACGGTGAAGTCAATCACGCCGCTTGGTCAGGTGGCCCAGGACGACCCGGACCTCTTGAACATGCGGCGGCTCCGGGATCCCCGGCAGCAAGGCCGCGATCCGCTCATGGGTGGCGAGCCAGCGCCGGACGAGGCGCAGCAGCGTCGGCCCGTGCGGCTCCCGGCCCCGCCGCTCGGCGCGCTCATAAAGGGCGGACAGGCGCATATCGAGGACGCGGATCCGCGCGATGAGAGTGAGGAACACGACCGTCTGAGAGAAGGTCAGGCGCCGGTCGTCATGCCGCCGAGTTGGTAGCGCGGTCGGCATCACGCCAACTCCCGATCATCGTCCCCGCCCCGCAGCCATATGACCTGGCTGTCGTGCCCCTCCGGGGCTCCGAGGCTCGGTTCGGCATCACCGCCGTCCTCACGGTCGGGATCGCTGTCGCCCTCGTCCAGAATGGCGACGATGCGGTCAACGATGTCGAGGGCCAGTTCTGCCAGCCGCTCGAACTCCTCGCGGGGGATGGGCGAGGCGGCGGGCAGGGTGCGACGGCGGGCAGGGTGCGACGGCCGGGAAAGGGGACAACCTTGGACATGACGCAGGTCTCAGCGATGAAGGGACAGGGGCCGTCCCCCGGCGGGGTCCGGCCGGGACGGTACGCACGGCGACGGGAGGAAGGGACGATCAGCCTTTGGCGCGTTCGGCCTCGGCATGGGCCAGCATTTCGCGGGCGAGCGCAGTGATCTGGTCCCAATCGTCGTTGTGAATGGTCGACGCTGCGAGGGCGGCTAGACGGGCCTCGCTCTCAAAGCGGTCGGAGGTCTCGCGCGAGCGGATCTCCGCTTCGGTGGCTGCGATGGCATCGCAGAGGTCGTTGTGAATGTGATCGACCATCCGGCCAGAGGGGCTGAAGTAGTCTCCCGTCATGCTCTTGGGCTGACACGTGATAGCGGCGGCAACCTCGCTAATCAGCTCAGCCGCGCTGTGCAGTGCCGCCAAGCTGCCGAGGGACAGCGCCTTGAGGTCGATGCCCACGCTGCGGAGAAGGCCCAGCGGACGGGTGCTAGTGGGTGCAGCCTGGCGTCCCATGATCGTCGCATGGATATCGAAGACGAGTTGGTCGGCCGGGCTGTAGGCGTCGCGAGACTGGCCGGGATGTTCGACGTTCACCCACTCCATCCATGCGCAGGCCAAGGCCTTGGCGGCGATGGTGTCGGAATTCGCCGGGAGAGCCATCGTGGCGTACAGTAGGCGGTCGCGCTGCGCGTCGGCCTTGTCCCAAGCCGCTTCGTCTTTGGTGATCCCAACCAACCCCCAAGCGGCCCAACCATCCAGGATGGCAGGGACTAGGGAGGCGCCAGACCGCTCGAAGGGCTTCGCCTCGCCCTGCATGTCGCGCCAGAGCGAATGCGAGAGGATCTGGTCGGGGTCCGGCTGGTCCGGGAGGTCGCCAGCCAGGGTCTCCCGCTGATAGTAGCAGAGGGCCCGAAGCTTCACGCGGAACCCATCTGCGGTATGCGCGGGGAGGCTCGCGATCTGTCTCGCGAGGGCGTCGGTAGCCTCGCTCGCCGCGTCGGCCGCGAGTTCGAGATCCTTCGTGACGTGCTCCCGATAGATCCGATTTATGTCAGCCCGCCACGCATCCCACGCGGTGATGATTTCCTCGGCGCGGTCTTGTGCCTCCGGGTGCGGAACGACCTCGAACCGCCGGCCGGGGTGATCGACATGAGCGCGCTCGCCTCCTCGGATCGGGCGCAGCACCTCATGCATCATTGGCATCCGCTGCCGCAGCCACTCGACATCGCTGGCCGTCAGATCGCGGCCTTGGAGGGCGGTGGGGTATGTGATCTCGCGATAGATGCGGAGCGGGTGGTCCGACTCCCGAAGGGTCAGGACCGAGGGGCGCTCAGGCATGAGGCGGTCGGCTTCCCGTCCCGCAGCGTTGCAAGCCTCGCACGCTGCGGCGGTGCGCTGGCGGACGGCCTCGAATAGCCGACCGAGCCGTAGCAGGTCGGCATCCGCGATGGCTTCAGGCTCGCTGATGGCGAGGATGTCGCGCACAAGCCCTTCGCCAAAGCCGTCAGGCCAGACGATCTCGCAGCGGGCGCTACGCTCAGCGAGGCGGGCCTTGAGCCTGAGCCCGGCCATCGTTGTCGCCGGCAGCGCTGCGATGCGATCCTCGATTTCGTGGACGGCATCCATCGCTTCCCGCGAGGCGTCCTCGGCGGCATTCACGCCCATCCGCTCACGCCAATCCGGGATTAGCCTCTTCCATTCCTCATAGGCCTCCTGAGCCGGCGGGGTCTCGACAGTCGGAGCGTCGACCGAAACCGTAATCTGGTTCTGAATGGCCCTATCGTAAGCCGTAGTTGCTGCCTCCCATGGCCCGACCAGAGACAGCAGTTCGGCATCACCGTCGCCCGATCCCTTGGGGCCCGGCGGCACGGGGTACTCGCTCGCATAGGCCAGGGCGAAAAGGGGGGCGATGCTCAGTTCGTGCGTGATCTCCGCGAACCGCAGTTCCCGTTCGCTGGCGAGGGAGTGCAGCCGGGCATACTCATCCGCTCCGATCTCACCCAACTCCAAGGCCTGCATCAGGCTTTGGGTCGACCATACGTCCCCGCCGTCACGCATTAGCTCCGGGCAGTCATGGAGATGCGCGGTGCGGATGCTGTGTTGACGACAGGCCTCATGGAAAGCAGCCATCGCATCGGCGCTGCCCGGCGCTAGTGACGCGGCCGTGGCAGGCGCGGCAACGGGGGCGGCGGGGCGGAAGCTGGCGCGAAGGGCGGCGGCGCGTTCGCGAAGCGAGGGGCGGTCAGCGGTACGACGGAACGGATTAGACAGGGGCATGGCGACCTCACGAAGGATAGGACTGTCGGGAGGCGCGGCGCTCGACGGCCGCGCGGTGGCGGCGGGCTAGAGCGGGGGCATGAACCCGTAGGCGAACACGCCCCCGGCGATGATGGCGACGGCGGTCAGGAACTCGCCGGCCACATCGAGGAAGCGCAGGGACCGGCTGTGAGCGGTGTCGGGGCGGACGGGATAGACGGCCTCCCACGGCTCAATGGCGCCGGGCGGGGTCTCGTCGGCGGCACCCCAGTACCGATGGTCGGCGGCGATGCGTCGACGCACTGCGCCAATGGCGACCCGCACGGGGACGGGCTGGCTGAGGTCGGAGATACGGACGTGTTTCATCAATCGGGCTCCGGTGAGGGCTCGTGGCAGCAGGTCAGGTGTTCGAGGGTTCAGAGCTTCAGGGGCTCAGGGCTTCCGGTGTTCAGCCGAGCGGCGGGCGGGCCTGTAGAAGGGTCTCCATGGCCTTCGCGATGTCGCGCAGGGCGAGGGCGCCGTAGGTGTCGGGTTCGAGCCACATGACATCGGCGGCGTGAAACTGGACGAGGGCGCGGAAGCCGGCCGGAGTGGTCGGCAGGATCCGGGACAGGGCATTGCGCGCGTCGCCGCTGCGGTCGGCCGCCTCGTCTGCAAGTTGGAGGCGTACCGGGTCGGCCTCGTCCAGATCGCGGAGAGCGGCGGTCAATTCGCCCTCAGAGAAGCGGACGGCCTCAATCGCGGCATAGATCGGATCAGGCGTCGCGGCTTCGGCCTGCGCCGGCATGGCGGCTGCGACGAGGAGGGCGCCGACCGTGCGGCGGGTGAGGGCGGCGGTCACGACGCGAACCCGCTGCTAAGGGCCCAAGCCGGGTGATCGCCCTCCGGCCCGTACAGGTCGGGGAGCAGGACCCACAGACGATCATCGAGCGCGTTCAGGGTCTCGTCACGCGCCGTCATGCATTCGGAGCGCAGGGCGTCGTCGCGGAAGTGGTCGGACTCCTCGTGCATGTCGCCCGACACGTAGTCGGCCAGCACCATACCGATCACGGCCGCGCCGATCTCAGCTTGCGTCGCGGGCGAGAGCAGGTGCCACGCCTCGGCGGGGGTGAACGGCAGGGGCATCCGGGCCCAGAGCGCGGCATGGTCGGGGAGCCGCGCGGTGTCGTCGCCGCGCAGGACCGGGGCAGGCATCGCCGCGAGCGCAGAGCCGGCGGGGAGGGTCATCGCAGCCAGGACGGAAGCGAGGACGTTCCGGCGGGGGAGGTTGTCGTTCACGCGATCACTCCCGAGAAGATGCCGGGGAAGCGGAGACGGAGCTTGCGAGCCTGTCCGATGGCCCAGGCGTGGCGCTCACGCATGGCGGGGACGCCGCACGAGAGCTGGCGGCGATACCAAGCGGCTAGGCGCAGGCAGCGGGCGTGGTCCTCGCGCGCATCGTGGAGGCGCTGGGCCGGGGTGCGGATGAGGGGATGCTGCACGCTCGCCCCTCAGTGCGCGAGAGCGGAGCGGGCGACACGGGCGGCCTGCCACGTCGCCTTCAGCGCGACGGACAGGGCCTCTCCCCAGGTGCAGCCGAACTTGCGCTGGTGGTCCTTCGCCGCGAGGGCGGCGCAGGTCATGATCGCCTTGCGGTCGAACTGGCCGGCAACGACGAGGGGGAGCTTGCGGGACCGGCTGTAGCATTGGGCCATGGCGCGCGCGCCAGCCAAGCCAGGGAGGATCGCGGCGCGGTCGGCGTTGAGGCCCCGGACGGCGGCGGACCAGTTGAGCGAACGGTTCGACATGGTTGCCTCTCGGCCCGTGCGCGACTACAATTCGTCTGCGCACGGTCCATATTGGACCATATCAAGCCGGTGTCAAGCCATATCGTACTGCCGGCAGTCTAATTTGGACCGAAGGAAGGCCTAGAGATGCTAACCGGCTCTCAGATGCGGATGGCTAGGGGTTATCTGCGATGGTCCGTGAAGGATCTCGCGGGAGTTTCAGGAGTATCAGGCACCACCATCAAGCGAATGGAGGAGAGCGACGGCGTACCGAAGGCGATCTCGGACAACCTCATTGCGATCCAGCGGGCCTTCGAAGAAGCAGGCCTTCAATTCATCCCGGAGAACGGCGGCGGCGCGGGAGTTCGCCTGCGCCTTCGCAAGGACGGCACCCGCGATGAACACTGACCGCGCCTTGTCGCGTGGCGTTGGGTTCGCAGTTATACTGCCTCGGAACTCAGAGGACCGATGAAGGACGCCCTCGCCCGTTCGATTGCTAAGACAGCCGCCGAAGTCCTCGGCCGGCGCAGCGACGAGCGCGGCGGGATCGCTATCTCAGACGAGGCAATAGGGGCGCACCTTTGGTTCGAGCGCGGGTTTCGTGATCACGATGACCTCGTGGCCATCATCAATTTGACGCGGGTCCTCTTGGACGAACGGGAGCCGCCGCGCCCCCTCGCCTACCAAAAGCCGAAGCAACTAAGCCTCGATCTCGGGGCGGCGCTATGAGAACGAGGCAGCGGCCGGGGCACCCTTCCCTTTTCGATTGGCTCGACCGCACAGAGGCGCGGGTCGTCGCGCAGAACGCAGCCCTAGAACACGAGCGGCAATCCAACCGGGGGCGGAAGCCGCGAAGGCCTTGGACCTTGGATCGCGGACGCGTCGCGGAGATCCAAAAGCTCATCCACCTGCGCCACGGCGGCCCCTGCGATACCGATGACGGCGCGATCTATCTGCAAGCCGCCCTGCCCCATCTGCTGCGCCTCTATGCCGGCCCTGAATTGCTCGGCCGGGTTCTCGGTTGGGCGCAGACCTGGTTGCCCTGCGTGCCAGCGGACCAGATTGCCGAAGGCCTCGACGCAGACGATGCCGGAGCCGCCGCCCTCCTCGGCGCCGATGCGCTCGCAACCGTCCTCGGGGTCGACCGCCAGGAACGGGCCGACCTCGGATTGCGGACGATTGGCGCGACCGATTTCACCCGCCGGCAACGTCTCGCGCGACGGAGGCGCAATGATGCCGCCTATCAGGCCGCCAAGCGGAAGGCCGCCGGAGCCACGCCGCGCGCCGAGTCCAACGTCGCCAAAGCGAAGGCCCTCGGGGTCTCGCTCAGCACCTACAAGCGCAGGCTCGCGAAGGGTCTCGAACCCACCCCCATCCGAACGGGTGAACCGATTTCGTCGGCAATAGTGCGTAGCACTTACAACCCCCTACGGGATCGGGTCACGGTCTCAGAACCAACCGTTCCGGGTCCAGCGAGGCAGGCCCGCCCAACACCTCGCGTCGGCGCTGGCGGGCATTCGCCCGGAGGCAGGGCGAGGGCAGTCCCGGCCGGACGAGCCATCGCGATGCCGCTACCGGCGGACGGAGTTTCCGAGCATCCCGATTTGCTCGGCGGCGGGGAGTGGCGACAGGTTGGGGCGCCCTGCATTGATTACGATGGCGGGGTTCTTCCTCCCGATCTCGTGCGGGCAGTGCGGGACGCGCAGCGGGCGAGGCAGATCACGCAACACGCCCTCGCCTGTCAGATCGGGGTCAGCCGGCCGCAGCTCGCCAATGCGCTGCACGGTCGGTTCGGGTTAAGCAAAAGCGCGGCGACCAATCTGTTGGAATGGCTGGCTGCCTGAAATCTAGTGGCGATGCGTATCTGGCGGAGCCGGCTCTCTCTGGCGCCATCTGCAACGGTGAGCGGAAGAAGGTAGTGCCTCGACGCTCTGCCAACGTGACCCAAGCCGACATCGCCCGCGCCATTCGGGCAATGAGAGATGCTGGGTATCAGGAGGTGAGAGTGGTCTTCAGGGACGGTGCCGTCATGATTGAGGCCGTCCCGAAGGGTCCGACTGCACCGCCGGACCCTATGCGGATCATTCCGCTGTGAAGCTTTCCCCGCAAGGGCCAGACTGCCCGGGACCGATAACGGTCGCCCAAGTCGAGCGGGCCATCGAGTTCATGGCATACGTCGTGAGGGAGCACGGGGAGCAATACACCCCGATCCTCGAACGCCTTCGGCGCGACCTCAATGTGATGGGCCAACGCAAGAGGGTATCAAAACAGACACCGCTCTCGCTGGCCAATTCCGCTATCACCGATGACACACCGCTACGATTGGAGACGGCGGCGCGGCTGGCCTTCCCAGATGGGGGCGTTTCAAAAAACGCGTTACGCTCCGCTGCAGCTCGTGGTGACCTCGAACATGAGCGTCTTGCTGGGCGGGTCATCACAACGCTACGCTGGGTCCGGGAATGGCGGGAGCGAAACCGTTATCCCGCCCATCCTCGACCGGATCTGGGGCAACATCCGGTCATCAGCGAGGAACGTCGTGAGGCAGCTAAAACTGCTGCCATGCAGGTTGTGAATGAAATGCGCCGCGGGAAGAAATCGAAGGGCTGAACCGGCAAATCCTCTTGCTCTTAACGCAGCGGGAGGCGACGAAGAACGTCCGCACACAGCCGTAGCGGCGTTGCATCTGCACCACCGCTTACTCGTAGAGGTTGGAATGTCAGATGAATTTGAAAGCCGTGTTCACACCCTTACGGGTTACACAGCCGAACTTGTGGTTGCCTATTTAACAAACAACAGGGTTCCTCGGTCTGAACTCCCCGCCCTCATCGCGTTGATAGCTCAGTCGCTCACTGCCGCTGCTGAAAGCTCGACGCAAAGAGCGGCGAGTGCAATCTGCAAGCCGTCAAAGGATGAGATCCGCGCTTCCATTCAAAAGGATCGGCTCATTAGCTTCGTTGACGGAAAGCCCTACAAGACCCTCCGCCGGCACCTGAGGTTCAAGGGCTTCAGCCCCCAGTCCTATCGGATGATCTACGGCCTGCCCGTCGACTATCCAATGGTTGCACCTTCCTACAGCGAGCGGCGCTCGGAAATTTCGAGGCAGATCGGAGCCAATCAGCGGCGGCTGGCCCAGCAAGATACGCTCCACTAGATCGGCCGTTGGCATAGGGCATTAAGGGTTGGCGCCTTAGCCCTCCGGCATGTCCTCAGGCCTTGCTCACTCGCCACTTCTCCCTGTCGTCGCCGGCTGGCGCAGCGAGGTCGAGAACCTGTCTCCCCACGCCTCGCCATGTCGCAACCTGCCCCCGGCCAAGTGGGCCGCGATCCGCGAGAGTGCGCTCGCGTTTGGAGTTGACCCCGTTTGTGGTCCACGGCCTATGCAAGTTCTCGGGCTGTGACAGCTTGGTTGGCGAAGGCTCGGGGCGTCAAGCCGCCCAAGGCCGTATGAGGTCGGTCTTCGTTATAGTGGCACCTCCAGTCCTCGATGCGCTCCCGGGCATCGGTCAGCGACAGGAACCACGAGGCGTTCAGACATTCCGCCCGGAGGCGGCCGTTGAACGACTCGATATACGCGTTGTCGGTCGGCTTGCCCGGGCGGGAGAAGTCGATCTCGACCCCGTTCAGGTAGGCCCACTGGTCGAGCATGCGACCGGCGAACTCCGGCCCATTATCGACCCGCAAGCTCTTGGGCCGTCCCCTCAGCTTGACCAAGGCGTCGAGTGCCTCGGTCACTTGGTAGGCGCGGAAGTTGGCTCTCGGCGTGAGTGAGAGCGCCTCTCGCGTGTGGCAATCGACGACGGTCAGGATCCGGAATGGACGCCCATCGAAGATGCGGTCGGACATGAAGTCCATCGCCCAGACCTCGTTGGGTCCACCGATCGCAGGCCGTCCCTGGCGATATCGCCAAGCCCGCTTGCGCTTTGGTAGCTTGACCCGGATCGACAGCCCTTCGTCTCGGTAGATCCGGTAGGTGCGCTTGTGGTTCACCTTCCAGCCCTCCCGTCGCAGCAGGATGTGTAGCCGGCGATAGCCGTAACGGACCCGCGCGGCGGCCAGCTCCTTCAGCCGCATGCGCAGCGCCACCTGCGGATCCGACCGCTTCCTGTAACGCTGGGACGAACGGCCGAAGCCGTTCCGCGCCGCCCAGCGCCGGATGCTGGCGACGCAGTCCCGCGCCAGGACCGGCGTGCCGTCGTGGAAGCGCAGGCCCTCACGCAGCGTGATGGTGACCCGGCGCCCGTCCTCCTCGACAGAGTGGCCGGCGGCCATCTGCGGGCGGGGCTGCAGGCCGGAATCGAGGCCGAACAGCGTGTCGTAGATGACGTAGGCGTGGTTGCGGGTCACGATCGCCGTCGTCCAGATCGGGTCGATCGACGTTACGTTCGCCTGGGGCACCATGCGCAGGATGCGGCTGTCCTGAGCCCGGCCGATTCGGGGGGACGCCAGGGTCGCGGCCCCCGCGGCGAGGAATGTGCGGCGCTTCATCCGTGCTCCTTGCGTCGAGAGGCGCGGGGCGTTGCAACCACCGGACCACGGTGGATCCGGCCCCCACCCTCCGTGGCTTCGGCGCGGGGAGTGCTCTCCGTCGAGGCGGACACCGGCTCGGCACAAGGGTGCGCGCAAGACCAGAGCTTGGGAGCCGGGCCCGATC